GCCTCGGGGAGTAAACAAAAATTATAAAAGATATGAACTATTTACAGGGGATTATAAAAGGATTTGGAAAGACTCCCCTGTAAGATAAATATACAATAAATATCTCTATTTTTCAAATTATAATGAAAAAATTTCAAAATCTGTAGCAATACCACCTTCTTTTAAGAATCCTCCCAAAGCGGTTATACATGCAATCACATTATCTATTTTTTGCCGGTTGTAAGATGTTTTGATAACCTTGATGTTTTGGTTTGCATCTTCTTTAATAGAGGCCCCCATAATTTGCCATAGGAAATTGGATGACTTCTGCATAACCATCTCCCCTGAAAGAACCAATCTTTGAAATTCTTTTGTTGGTCTTGTCATATTACCTATGTTTTGGCCATATGGCTGCATATTATATCCCATGTCGGTCATATTGACTGCCCATTGGCTCGAATTGTATGGGTCATAGTATATGGCTGTGACCGAACAGATTGTATTTATCCATGCAATCTTGTTTGTTATGTAATCATGGTCTATAACATTACCGGGTGTTATATCAAGTTCCCCTGCCTTATGAAACTTTTCATATAGTGCCCTATTCGGGTGGTTCTTATAAGTATCTTCCGGCAGGAATGACCAATTTAGGAAGACCCTCTTTTCTTCTATTGGTATAAGAACACTGATTGCGGTCATATCGCCCACGGAAGACAGGTCAACACCGACAATGCAAGGGTAGCCCGCATAATCCTCCAATTTTATATCCTTCATCACTTGAACCATGATTTCAGGCTTTATCCACTGCAATTCAGAAGAACACCATATATTGAAGGTCTTTGTCTTAACACCAACTTCAGCAGTAGGGTCAACCTTTGCCTTATTTATTTCAGACATCATAAACTCCTCGGTAACAGTAACACCGAGATTTGGCTGACACTTGAGAAAGTTCTTCGGGTCAGTCCAATCATCTTCGGGGTCAAGTTGCCATATGAAAGGGAAGAAATTATCCATATCCTTTACACCGGCAAGCACTTGAACAGCCAATTCATACATATCATGGCAAGGGCTTTCCAAATTATAGCCTGCGGTGGTGATGATTACAGCGAGGGGTTGTTCTCGCATAGCCTGGGAGGACTTCAAAACATCATACATCCTTCTGTCTCGGGCCTCATGGAATTCATCCAATGCGAAGCAAGAGGTGTTACCACCATCCTGCTTTGAAGCATCGGAGGATATGACTTTGCATATTCCATTATTGAAAGGGGTCTTGACGAAATTCCTATAATGCTTTATGACATTTTCATTTTTGTCTATGGAAAGGGAGAACTGCGTGATATAATTGAATAGGATGCGGGATTGGTCTGTGGAATTAGCCGCACATATTATTTCAGGGCTTGCCTCTCCATCGATAATCATCATATACAAGCATATAGCGGCAAGGAGCGCATCCTTTCCGCATTTTCTTGCAACCTGCATATACATTTCGGTGCATACTCGGTATCCGGTCGATTTCCACTTCAGACCGAAGATATTAGCTATGATGAACTCTTGGAATGGTTCAAGTATGAAAGGCTTTCCTGCAGATTTGCCGAGGAAGTGTTTCAAAGTGGATATGAAATCAATGCACTCATCCACCACCTCTTCATCGAAGTACATATCAGTCCTCGTCAAGAAATGCTCAAACCTGCTCACGGCCTCTTTGATAAGATGCCCTGATGGTATCAGCCCCTCATTGATGCCCTTCACATAATCTCTCCACTTGGTGTGCCTCATAGCCTCAGCCCCTCCTTGTTGCCCTCAGCTCCATCGGTAGAGCCTGAAGCCCTCAGCCCCTGCTGCCCATCAGGAGCATCAGTCCCTTCGGTATCTCGGTACTCTGCTGCCCTGCTGCCCATCAGCATAGCGGTCTCCACCACATCCGCATTCTCTCCTGCCGACCATATCGGCATCCTTCCGACAACCGCCCTCATAGCATCACCTCTTTTCAATCTTATTCTTCACGAAGGTCTCAAGGGGACTCTCTTCAACCACAGGCTCAATGATGTCCATACCTGTTGCGGATTTCATGGTCAGACCGAACTGCTTAAGCAAGGATTCAAGCCTTACCGATGTCTTGTCTCTCGCTGCCAATAGTGGCGAAGGGACTGCTCCATACCTGCTTGTGGTAATAAGGCTATCAAGGCATTTAATCTCCTCTGTGAGCCTTATAAACTGCTCATAGTAGGTCTCTAACATAAGCAGACTGCACCCCCATTCGGGAGGTATCTTGCCGCCATTCTTGGCCATAATAAACTCCTTCACGGCCTTCATAAACTTCTTCACCTGCTTGTTAACCCTCTTATCAAAGGTCTTTTTTTGCTCATTTTGAGCCAATTTTTCATCAATTTCTGCCATATTTCCTCTCTTTTTTAATAGAAAGTAGGGCAATAGGCGGACAAAGTAAAGGCATCTGTCAAAGAACTCTTAAAGAAAGGGGCCGACCCTCTGACCTGCCGACCCCGCCCAAAAATTTATTATTTTTTTTATGAGAACAACCGACGCAATCACTGCGGTAGTTTGTGCCCTACATGGGTGTCGCTCCCATCAATACTCCCACCGAGGTAGGGCAATCCTATTCTTAAATCTTTTTAATAATTAGAAAGGTAAATCCTCAACTCCAAGTTCTATCAATTCACGGGTATATCTACTAATCTCCGCATCCCCCTTCAAAATAGTTCCGTCAGAGCCATAGTAGGTAAACTCTCCACCATAGGCATAGCATTTACTAAGGAAGCGCATAAGGTAAGTAACTTCTATCATAGGTGCATCGTCACAAAGGTCAATCACCAAAGGCCCATAAGTAAGCTGTCTTTTCATATTCTTAAAACCTTTTAATAATCCCATCCATAGTCTTCGGCAATCTTTTCCGCAAATAGGGCAATAATGTCCCATTCTCCTGCAAATATTTCTGCATAGGTCTGCGGAGCATTTCCAACCCCAAGGTCGGTAGCCAAACTCCAAAGGGTGTATTCTTGCCCCTTAATAATCTCTGTCGGCAAAACCCTCACTCCCATAGTCCAAATGGACGGGATTTCGGGGTTGCTAACTCTTTCAATCTTAATAGGGTTGTTATCTCCGTCATACCCTACAATCTCGGTGTCTGTGGTCTGTGTCCACAGGCGATAAATCTTCTTATACAAATTTTCCATAATAAATATTTTTAATAAATATAAACATATCCCAATTTCTTATACCCAAGGCACTCGTCAAGGTGCATAAGATAGTCATCCATAGTCACAGCGAATTTCTCGCCCTTGTTTTCAAACTCAATCGCCATCTCTGCGATAACACCCGCAGGTGCGGTCTTTTTGTAATCGGTAATCTTTTTCATATATCAATCTCCTATATTTTAAGCGCAATAAGCATAGTGGTAGTAGGTAGAGATAAAGTCCCTTAATTCATCCCAAATGTAGGAAGGGTAGTCCGCTACCAGTCCAAGGAATGAGGTTTCATCCTCATAACCCCCTAATTCAAAGTCAAGGGTCTCCTTATCAATGCCAAGGGCCTTATCCGACTCGGTAATCATATAGTCAAGGGCGTCAATCAAGTCATCAAGGTCAAGGTCTTCCCTGCTGAAGTTGTTGTCGGTATAGTGCTGCCCATAGTTGTTGTACCAAAGCCAAAGAGCCGCAAGGTCAATCTCCGTCCCAAAGCAATCGCACTCTGCATCCATAATAGCATCATAGCAATCTGTCTCGGTCTGCTCTATTTTTTTGACAATCTGTTTAATAGCGAAGGCATCCACCTTATTCTCAATGTTCTCCATCTTATCTGCGATGGCGATAATGTCATTTACATAGCCATCAATCTCGGTCTGATAGGCGGAAACAATCTCGGCCTTTCGGTCGCACATATCCAAGAAGTCGGCCCAATCCTGCTGCTGCTCTTCGTCAGCGACTCGCTTTTCATAGTCAGCCACGCAAGCCAAGACAGCAAACTCCATAGCAGCCATAGTGGCATTGATGTTGAGGCCACGCATAACCTTAAAACCAAGTTTCTTCTCGTAGATAATTTCATACTCGCCACCAATAACCCAAGCTTTCACAACATATTCTCTCGAATAGTAGTCCTTATCTACATCAATACGATACTGATGGGTTTCGTCGA